ACCTGGTTCCCTGCCAGTCCGATGGCTTGATCGGCTGCACGTATTGATCCGGTGTCAACGATCCGTTAATCACTCGATCGAAGATCTCGAAGTTGAGATCCGTCATGAGACGAGTTTCGCCCAGCGACACGATCCTGCTGAGATTGTCGGTCCACTCCGTACTGGTTTCTTCGAGCCAGTCAGCGAGCGCGGCAATCAGTTCGTCGTATGTAAATGATGTCGTCGAAGGCATATTAAATTCTCATTGGCTCGTCTAAAGCCTGAACCAGGCTACTTTTCGTTGATTCTGGTCACCTTCAATAAAGATGTCCTCATTGTCTGATCGCACATTGATACCTCTGGGGATCGACAGATCTCCTGCGGCTATGCTTGGACCAGTCGTGAAGTTCGCCATTGTCGTAATGTCGAATGCAGTGCTGAGATCCCACGACGACAGAACCTGAAGAACCATTGCGTACATCACGGTGCCATCTGTCGAAAAGGCAATGGTGCGAGTACCAGTGCCAGCATCAGGGAACGTATCAAATCTTTGAACAGTCGCTGGACCAAGCCCTGTGGGATCAAAGGGAATTAAAGTAGCGTACTCAAGTATCTCGGAAGTGGCACTTTGATAATGGACCCAACACGTTAAACCGTCTGCGCTCCAGATATGATCTGCTGGACCACCAGCCGGGCCACCAGGAGCTAAAGACTTATTCGTTTCAGCACCGAGAACCGTCAGATCCCACGGAGTAGATGATTGATCCCAGACTCTGATGTTAAAGGCAAAAGATGGAACTCGCGTACATGCCGATAATCTCGTTCCATCAGGTGACCACCAGCAACTACGAAGATTGCCTATGTTTGGAGTCGCGACACGATTCGCCCATTGATTCTGAATGTCCCATGGTGTGATCGGATCTTGTTGTGCTATCTCCGCGCTCTGCCTCGCTGTGTAGACTCTAGTTCCATCGGGCTTCCAAAAAATATCTTGTCGAAAACCACCAGCAACAGATTCAGGATTGTTTGCAAGCTCATCTTCAGATGTGCCATAGGCACTCGCGTCTTGAGCAGCAGCAGCCTCGATATTAAAGGACGGATTGCCCAGCGAATAACCACTCGATACGGTGTCAGTATGGAAACCGTGTGAGCCGCTACCAGCTCGAAACCGAATACACGCATTCGACCTGTCCTGGTCAGGAGCTGGCCGAAATAACGACACTGGATCCCTGACTTTCGGCAGGGATTCCTGTGGATGCTTCGGCTCGTACCACTGAGGATCGACAATCAGGTTCGGATAGTAGCCATCCGCAACCATGTTCCGCAGCAACATCTTGCGACCTGAGCGACGACATTCGCCCAGTGCCCATTTCCCTTTGGCATATGCGGATCCAAGCGCCATGACTAACGCCGAATACGACCAGAACGAGACCTCATCCGCCTGGCTTCATTCAGAGATGGCCCTACAACAGGAGCCTCGGTGACAGTGCCACCAATCTCCCCGGTTGCCTCAAGTGCAGCTCGTCCTTCAGCAGCTTGTTCTTCCGCCGCAAGACGACCACCAACACCACCACGACCAGTCCTGGCAGCAGCTCTCTCAACCACTCCTCTTGCTGGTGCTGCTACTTCTTCCTGGGTAGCGCCCATGTTCTCCAGGCCAGATCGCATCGACTCTGCTTGCCCTCTCATCCCTGAGATTGCCTCCCTGGTGTTTCTGGATTGTTCCCTGGCAGTCGGTTGTCGTCGTGGTCCTCGTTTCTGCTCTCCAGCTACTGGAGGTTGCATTGCCGATTTTGCCTTTGCGGCCCTGGCCTGGGCTCTGCCAACCATCCCACTTAATCCTGGTTGCGCCTGTGATGCCTGTTGCTCTCTCCCGGCAGCCAAGGCTCGTCCAACCATGCCGCTCATCCCTCCACCTTGCATGACTGATTGCATCTTGGGAAAGACTCCACCACCTGCCTCTGGCCTGGGCGCTCGTGGCTTAGCAGGATTCATAACCCTGTTCAGCACACCTCCCATCTTTGGCCGACCATTCAAATTCGCTCTGCTAACCATTACCTTCTCCCATAAAAACGATCGTAATTGACGGAGATCACCATTGGTGCGGTGTCAGCATCCTCGTCGTCGGCTTCCCTGAATAACACTTCAGATTCAGTCACCAACATAGCGAACCGCTCAGGGCTCCACTTCTGCGCGATCTTCGCAGCCAGAGCTGCAACGAACGCTTCCTGAAACCGGAATGGAATATCGATTGTGTTCTGAGCATTGCCTGGATCCTGGATCTGCTTCCAGACATTCATGACGATCTCATCGGTATCGTTCTCAGCAGCGAGCCAGTACAAAACTCGCACCGGATTCGCACCGCTAGGTGTGTCTCGACGACGATCCACGAAGTATCGATCCGGCCTGCCGACCAGATTCTTGTCATGAATGATCAGATAGTCTGACCTGGAGATGGGATACATCTCTGTATCCGTGACTACGCCAAGCGTGGTCTGCCCCGTACTACGACGCAGCACAGCAGTCTGCACCTGGATCGTGCCTACCGGCAGATCGAACTCGACCTCACCGATAGTCGTCGTGTGGACAACCTGCTCGAACGTCCACTGGCGACCACCTTTGTTGGCCCATCGTGCCAACACGAATCCGACCGATCGACGAATCGAGATGAGGTGCTGACCTGTAATCTCCTGGAGATCCAGGCCAGCTCTCTCAACCGCTTCGTCGGTGTAATCAGCCAGAATCGGATCCGTAATAAACGTGCCCGTAACTGACATGATTAGGCTCCCCTATGGCCAGCCTGTGCAAACTCCATGATCACTGGATCACCCACCACTACCGCATTCGATGTCAGGCGCAAGCCTGTTATCGGGAAAGCGACATTGCCTGACGAGTCCACCGAGACATTCACCAGGGAATCGTGATCGATTGGATTCACCACCGGATAGATCAGCTTGAACTTCGAGCCCACATGATGGCCGACCGTTGGAAGCGGATCGTTGCCACGCCTGGACATGAGGTTCGAGAGCGTCAGTTCGACGGTGACATCTGTTGCACCACCAATCGTGATCACCATGCCGACATTCACCGGATTCCTGATGTAATCCATCGGGAACCAGCTCGTCGATACAATCGTGAGCGTACCGACCGTGATGGCACCATCCGAATCTCGATCGATCAAGATCTCGGTGACCGTGGCAAAAGCCTGGACCGTGGTTGCTTCATTAGTATCTGTACCAGCGACTGCTTCCACAACCTGCTTGCCATCACGCCGCGTACCAGTGACCAGGAATGACCTCCCGGTCTCATCGCCAGCGAACGTGAAGCGAACCTGCCTCGGTGTATCCAATGTGGCTACACCACCTGAAGCAAACGATCCATCGATCGTCAGTGCCTGTTCACCTCCGGCTGCCGGTGTCTGCGACGTTGCAATCGAATCGAGATCCTGGGCCGCATAAGGGTCAATTTGTAAGACATTTTGTCTCATGACATTAGACTCCTATGCGTTAGATTGCAGAGAATGTACGCTGACGAGAATCCGTGTAGTTTTCTCCGATGCCATCTTTGCTGAGATCCGCGAGATACATTATCTCCATATCGTCAGTGAGAGCGACAGGGATGTAATCCGCACGTTGATCCACGCTGGTCGCAGTTTGCGTAGTGTCGTTGCCACCATCGAAACTACCAGTGATCACGACCGTACTACCCTCTACAGCAAGGTGCATGCTCGACCGAGGGAGGAAAATTTGTAGCGGGTCCACACATCGCCTTCTCAGCCCACGAGGTCCGGTTTCCAGTTGGCCGATAGACACGGCACCGGCTGTATCGTCATCGACGATAACGCGATCGATCTTGCTGAAATGCTTGTTACCTTCAACCGTGGTCGTGTTCGGGCCTGCCCTTTCTTCGGCCTGTGGTCTGCCGTTGGCATCACGACCAAGAATCGTGAAAGTTCTTGCCGAATCGTTCGCCGCCGCAGTGATCGAAAAACGACCAGTAAAACGCTGAATACCAACACCATCAACAACACCAGTGCCGTTGATCAGCAGATCCTGTTCGCCTCCAGCCGCTGGTGTCTGGGTCGCCGCATGCAGTTGGGTGTCGCTCCCACCTCCGTTAATAGATTCGAGAACCATGACACCGATGCGTAGTCCTCGAAGGGTGTTTTTGAGATCTGATCCCATCCCGAAATTCGCATCAGCGAGATTCAGGGCTACACCATCACCCACAACTATTTGATCGGCATGTGAAATTGTATGTTTACTCATGACAGCTCCTTAGCAGTGGCGTATTTCAGCCACATCAATTAAGTAAAAGGGATCACCTGGCCGGGCGCAAAGCCATGCTCCAGCCAGGTTTCCCTGTTCAGATCAGGAGGTTTGGGGCTCCTGAACTTACCTCTTACGCGCCACCTGGCGAGCCGTATGCACCACGCCAATCGGACCAGCCGAAGCTGTACCGTTCGCGAGCTTTGTAGCGAAGGTTGCCGGTCTCGAAGTCGCCTTCGATTCCACGAGAAACCTTCTTACGCAGCATGTGTTTTAGCCCATCAGGACAGTCCGTCTTGAGTGTCCACTGATCGGGATCAGTCAGGCGATGATTCACGCAGAATCCGTCACCGACCGTACCGAGAGTGTAGATGGCACTGATGTCGTTATCGCCAGTGTTCGTGCGATACGGTGACATCAGGATCCGCGTAGCCACGAACTGAAGTTCTGTCGGAACAATCAGCTTTGTGATCTGCGCTGCAATCGGGATGCCACGATCGTCGTCGAACTCTGAGATGTCGATCGCCGCCTGCTCAAGAGACGCTTCCGCGAGATCGGCAGGTGTCGCCAGGGTGTTCGCCTGGACTCCACCACCGAATTGCGGATGACTTGCTGAGAACAACGGTACTCCGTCGCCGCCAAGGAAACCTGCGTCGAAACCGTTATTGATGATGTCAGCACCTTTGACTTCCTTGGTGTGCTGGAGAGATCGTGCAAGGGCTCTCGCATACTTGTTGCCAAGACTTCCGTACAAGCCATCTTCTTCAGCTTCCTCGGTGATTGCAAATGCCAACGCAATCGTCTCATGCGTATACCTGGCGACGTAACTCTCTGCCCCCTGGTCATATGCCACGCCTTCGCCTTCAGGCTTAACTGGCGCACCAGCGAATCCTGCGAGCAACACGTCTTCCTCGAATGCTTTCATCGATCGCTCGATGTCGAAGATGTCGCGCCACTCCTCTGGATACCGCTTGTACTCCATGCCGAAGACTGCGTTCA